GTCCCGAGTGCCTGTGTTCCCTTGTCCGATGCCTCGGTGGTGAGCGTGTTCCCGAGGAACAGTTTCGATATCTCGCTGTTGCACCGTTCACAGAGCTTGTCGTAGAGGTCGGAACTTCCGGTCTTGTTCGCCGCTTCCCTGAGTTCCATCATAGTTTCCTGGGCGTGCACGAATACCGACATGCTTCCGGTACTTTCCGCATCCGCCAGCGCCCTCTGCCTTGCCTCGTCGTCATCCGTGGGGTATGTGTATTCCCGGATAGGTGCGCCGAACACTTCCGCGAACTGCGCCCAGTCCGCCACGTCGTTCCGCTTGTATATCACCCATACGGCCGCCTTTGCGAGCATTCCGAGCTCTTCAGGTTCCCCGATGAAGAGCAGGTCGGGGTATTCGTCCCAGGATGTTCCGGTGGTGTCCGTCTGGTGGCGCAGTATGAGCCTGCGTACCGGATCCACATGCTTGCGCGGTATCCGGTCGTAGTTTACCCATTCCCCTTTGCGGTAGAACTGCACGAGCGTGAACCCCCAGAATTTCGCGTCTAAGATGTCACCTATGAGACGCCGGAACCACGGTGAGCGTATCTGTTCGTTTACCGCCTTGTCGGGCTTTCCGTTACGCCGGAACTCGATGACGGAGGAGAGCACGGCGTTTTTCCGTTTCTCGATGACGCTTGTCAGGTGCGTGTCCATGAGAATGTCGTCATACAGGTCATACAATTTGAACCTTCTGGAGTAATCCACGTTCTCGAAGGCGCGTATGGCCAGCATATAATCCGCTATGTCTATGCCGAAGCGCTTAGGTTGTGTCAGTATGATGGTTGCGGGACCTTTCTGCCCGGGCCTCGGCAGATTTCCGCTTTTGGTTATCTTTCCGGCCCTTTTCTGTCTTTTACTCATGTTACCAGTGGTTTACACGTTTACGGTTGCTTTTGATGAGGAAATTTGATTTTGCCGCCCTTGTCTCTTCGGGAAGCAGGGGCAGCCCGTCTGCGGATAACTCCTCGGCCGCTACCGCCCTGAGCCATTCGACGGCCCTTTCGTAACGTTCCTTGCGCAGGGTTGAAAGGTTCCTCGGGTTGTGGATGCTGAAAATATGGTACACTGCGATGTCTATGGCCATCATCAGCACGAGCTGGCTCCGTCTGTCTCCGGTCTGGGTGAATATCCTGTCACAGTCATAGCGCTTGGAGAGGTAGCACCGCATCTCTTCGATGGCCCGGTCCTCGCATATCTCCACGACGGCATTGTCCTCCCTTGTCAGCGCGTCCAGTATCTCGCGGTGGATGCTCGCGTCATAATCTGTAAGTTCTATAAATTTGCTCATGTGGGTAAAGTATTAAAGTTTACAATCTGTATTTGTTGTGCGCCCGCATCTTCCTTGTGGAGATGACGGCCGGTTTTTCCGCCTGGTGCGCCTTGCGGTCTATGATGCGGTTTCCTCCCTCCACGCAGTCGGGCCCGTCCGCCGGGTATGTCAGCATCAGGTTGAAGAGGCTGAACTGGTCGGTAAGCAGCTTCATGTGCGGGTTGTCCTTTTCCGCCTCGTTGAAAATGAGGTTCCCCTCACTGTTGAGCGGTTCCAGGTTCGTCTCGATACGTGTGGCCTTGTCCGTTTTCTTCTCCTCGTCTCCCTGAATGTACAGGGATATCCTCCTTTGCCGCCGTATGCGCCTGATGATGGGCTGGAACACCTGCTGGAAAAAAGGGTCCTGCAACTTGTTGTTCTCCATGTAGCAGTACACGTTCGTTTTTCCGTTCACGAACTCCAGCAGTTTGATATACCATCCGATGAACGTGGCGTTCGTCTCCCTTCCGAGGAACCCCTTGATGACGTAGAGCTTCCCGCCTAATTTACCGAGCAGGAACACCGCTTTCGTGGAACTTTTCTTCGTCTTGTTCTCCCCGGGTGCGGGGTCACCGTAGATGACCAGGAACTTGAATTTCGAGAGCGCCGGCACTTTCCCGTAGATGATGTCCTTGAATATCTCTCCCTCCGCCACGGGGTTGTTGAAGAATTCCTTCTGGCGTGCCGCCGCGCTGACCAGTGAGAGGAAGAGGTCTATATCCCCTTCCGAGTTTTTTTGCGGCCATACGGAGAGTCCGTTTTTGTCACGTATGTTGATGATGTCCACGTGTCCGATACCCTTTCCCTTCAGTTCGGTTGCCTTTTCAATGGCCCTTTTTATGCAGCAGTCCGCGGCGATGATGTTCCCGTTGAAGAGTATGCGGTAGTTTCCTGATACGGACATGGTCGGTATCAGGGCTTCCTCCAGCCATTTCCATTTGGTTTTGATACGTTCCGGGTTCCGGCATTCCTCGTCGGTGTCGATATCGTCCACCAGGATGAAGTCCGGCCGGAAGTTCTTGTTACGGGTACCGCGCGGTGACTGTCCGGCTCCGATGGCGCGGAAGGAACATCCCGCCATGATGGTGAATTCCCCCGTTTCCCAATACCCGGGTTTCTTCTGCATCCCGTAGTCCTGGATGATTCTCTGGTTCTCTTCGAAGTTGGCCATGAACGGCAGCAGGAGCCTTTGGGCGTTGTCCTGCGAATTGGATATCAGCAGTACGTTGCGCACCTTTCCGGTAATTGCCAGTTTTGATATTTCCATCATGGACCGTGCGGACTTCGCCAGCTCCCTCGACCATGCGCGCACCTCATACCACCGGTTGTTCTTTATCAACCTTCCGGTAGCTTTCTTGTGGAAGTCCGCCGCCTCGCATGAATAGTACATGGCGAAGTAATACCGGAACCACTCCTCGTCGTCCTTTTCGAGCCTTTCCCTGCGTGCACGTATTTCCGCTTCCGTGTCCGAAGGGTTGATGTCCGAATTTTCGCGTATGGATGCGATCAGCTCCTCCCATTCGACAAGTGCCGTGCGGTCCTGCGGTGTAAGTCTTTTCTTTGCCATGGCTATGAAACTTTTGATTTAACGAACGCGTCAAGCAGCGGCGTCACTTCCTTCGCCTGCGTGGGGTCGGATGCGCGCAGCCATTTGAGCAGGTCTGAGAATACCGATATGATGTCCGAGAGCCCGACTTCCGTCTCCATCTTCTTGATGGCATTGGACAGTTTGGATATGGTGTCCGCCTCTGCGGTGTTCGGGAACCGTTCCCCTGCCGGTTTTGCC